CTTTATATTTTCTCCGGGGGTATATTTTTAGAAATAATTGATGGTGTTAGGAGTGATTTATAGAGTTAGTATAGTTCTTTTTAGAAAACAAAATCCTTCTATCTTTTGTAAAAAATTTGTTTGGTAAAAAATGGCATACTTGTTCTCCTTTCTATACTTTAAAACTAGGTATAAAGTGCTCTATAAGTCACTCCCAACATCATTAATTGTTATCTAAACTATATAATAATGCAGGAATTGTATATGAAAGGAGATACAAAATGGCTAAGAAAATAGAAAAAGATACATCAAAGAATAAAATTCATAAGATGGCCCCTGCTATCACACCGGAAGCAAGGGAAGATCAATTAATTTATCTTGCAACAGAGTTAGCTGAAAAACAACTTAGAGAAGGAACTGCTTCATCTCAAGTAATAACACATTATCTAAAATTGGGAACCACTAAAGAAAGATTAGAAAAAGAACTTTTAGAAAAACAGACTAGTTTAGTCGATGCTAAAATCAGTGCATTAAAAACTGCTGAACATACAGAAGAATTATATGCAAATGCTATTGCTGCTATGAGAGATTATGGTGGACATAATGATTCAAAGGACAGTGAATCTAATGAAAAATAAATCTTATAGTGAAATGATTAAACTTAAAAGTTTTGAAGAAAGATTGAACTATCTAAAATTAGACGGTGTAGTTGGTGTTTCTACATTCGGATATGATAGATACTTAAATCAAGTTTTTTATAGATCTCCTGAGTGGAAATCAATTAGAAATAAAGTTATATTAAGAGATAATGGTTGTGATTTAGCTTACCCTGATAAATATATAGTTGGTAAAATATTAATTCATCATATAAATCCAATTACTAAAGAAGATATTTTAAATAGATCATCTAAAATATTTGATTTAGATAATTTAGTATGTGTTTCAAAATTAACTCATGATGCTATACATTATAATTTAGATGATGCATTTTTATTAGATCCAATTGCAAGGACCAAGGATGATACAAGTCCATGGAAACATTAAAGAAAAGGAGGAAATTATGAACAAAAAAGATTATTCAAAATTTTCTACATTCAATAAAAAACAAAAAAATAAAAAAGTAGAAGAACCAGTGGAAATAGTTCCAGAAGTTAATATACCAAATGTTATTGAAGATCCAGTAGAAATAGTTCCAGAAGTTATTGAAGAAACTCCAGAAGTTATTCAATTAAAAGAAGGAATAGTAAATTGCAATAAATTAAATGTTCGTATTGAACCTAAAAAAGATGGTGATATTCTAAGTATCATTAATCGAAACGATGTTGTACAAATATTAGATGATTCAGATAAAGAATTTTACAAAGTTATGATATCAGATAATAAAGAAGGATATTGTATGAAAAAATTTATAGATATTAAATAGGAGGTGTTTACAATGGATGAAAAAATTTTAACATCTATTAAAAAGTTATTAGGTATTTATGATGAAAATACAGACTTTGATGCCGATATTATAATACATATAAATTCTGTTATTACAATATTAAATCAATTAGGAATAGGACCTGATGAAGGAATTGAAATAGATAAAGATACTACATGGAAAGATTATTTAAATGATGATTCTAAATTAAATTCTGTAAAATCCTATATTTATTTAAAAGTAAAAATGGTATTTGATCCACCTATGAGTTCAGCTATAAGAGATGCAAATAATCAAATGATAGACGAACTAGAATGGAGATTAAATTTATACCACGAAACAGACAAAGAGGAGGTATAACATGTGGCAATATCAAAACACCGATGAGTTATACCACTATGGTGTAATAGGAATGAGATGGGGGCATAGAAAGCATAGACCTATTTCAAGTTTTGTGAGAAGGTTTAGAAGAGCATCTATTAAACGTAAGCAACAAGCCGACGTCTCAATGAATACCAAGAATAATGTGAGAAATAGAGTAGATAATGCTGTAAAAAATACTGTTAATTACAAAAAAGCAACAAATAGCCAATTAGAAAGAGCTACAAAACGTTTAAAATTAGAAAATGATTATTTAAAAGAAGTTAATACTAATTTAGGTTATAAAAAGAAAGATGCATCTATAGGTAAAAAGTTTGTATCAGCAGTATTTTCAAGTATGCTTGTACCAGCAGCAAAAACTATAGGACAAAAATATTTTGAGAATGCATTTTCTAATGTATTATTAAAAGACACCTCAAATGCTACAAAACAATTAACACAACAAGTTACTAAACAAGCTACTAAACAAGCTACTAAACAAGCTGTTAAAAATGTAGAAGTAGCTTCTAAGGAAGTATTATTAAGACAAAATGATTTAGGAAAGATATACATTAATTCTATGGTATTAAAAAAGAAATAATATAATTATTTAAGGAGAAAATATAAGTATGTCATTGTCTAATACAGCTACACCTAAATATTATGGTATGTTTAGAGATGCTGTAATAAGAGGTGAAATACCTGTTTGCGAAACCATATCCATGGAAATGAATCGTATAGATTCTCTTATAGAAAATCCTGGAATATGGTATGACGATCAGGCGGTAGAAGGTTTTATAAAATATTGTGAAAATGAATTAACACTTACAAATGGAGACGATTTAGTATTATTAGATACATTTAAATTATGGGCAGAACAAATATTTGGATGGTACTATTTTGTTGATAGAAGTGTTTATATACCAGGAAAAAATGGACATGTTGGACATTATGCTAATAGAAGAATTAAGAAACGTTTGATTAACAAACAATATCTTATAATAGCAAGAGGTTCAGCAAAATCTCAGTATGAATCTTACATACAAAGTTATTTTTTAAACATTGATTCATCTACCACTCATCAAGTTCATACTGCACCGACAATGAAACAAGCAGAAGAGGTTTTAGCTCCTATAAGAACATCTATAACTAGAGCCAGAGGTCCTTTATTTAAATTTTTAACTGAAGGATCAATAAATAATACAACTGGTTCAAAAGCAGATAGAGTTAAATTAGCATCTACAAAGAAAGGTATAGAAAATTTTATAACTGGTTCTTTGTTAGAAATTAAACCAATGACCATCGATAAACTTCAAGGTTTAAACAGTAGAATTAATACTGTTGATGAATGGTTATCAGGTGATGTTAAAGAAGATGTTATAGGTGCATTAGAACAAGGTGCCTCAAAAAACGATGACTACTTAATTGTAGCCGTAAGTTCTGAAGGTACAGTTCGTAATGGACCAGGAGACACTATTAAGATGGAGTTATCAGATATTCTTAAAGGTGAATATAACAACCCTCACGTTTCTATATGGTGGTATAAATTAGATAGTATAGATGAAGTAGCAGACCCAAATATGTGGGTTAAGGCAAATCCAAATTTAGGTAAAATTGTAAGTTATGAAACTTATCAATTAGATGTAGAAAGAGCAGAAAAAGCTCCAGCTACAAGAAATGATATTTTGGCTAAAAGATTTGGTATACCAATGGAAGGTTATACATATTTCTTTACATATGAGGAAACATTGAAACATAAAAAGAGAGATTTCTGGCAAATGCCATGTGCTCTTGGTGCAGATTTATCACAAGGTGATGACTTCTGTGCTTTTACATTTTTGTTTCCATTATCAGGCGGTGCTTATGGTGTTAAAACTAGAAACTATATAACTGAAAGAACATTAGATAAATTATCTCCAGCTATGAGACGTAAATATCAAGAATTTATAAATGAAGGTAGTTTAATAGTTATGAATGGTACAGTTTTAGACATGATGGAAGTATACGAAGATCTTGATAAACATATAATAGAAAGAGGATATGATGTTAGATGCTTTGGATTTGACCCTTACAATGCTAAAGATTTTGTGGATAGATGGGAAAAAGAAAATGGACCATTTGGTATAGAAAAAGTAATACAAGGTGCTAAAACAGAATCAGTGCCATTAGGTGAATTAAAGAAGTTAGCTGAAGATAGAATGTTAATATTTGATGAAGAACTTATGACATTTACTATGGGTAACTGTATAACTCTTGAAGACACTAATGGTAATAGAAAGCTTTATAAAAAACGTTATGATCAAAAGATTGATGCTGTAGCAGCACTAATGGATGCCTATGTGGCATATAAATTAAATAGAGAAGCATTTGAATAGGAGGCACATATGTGGCAATATAATTACACAGATGAACTATATCATCATGGTGTGCTTGGTATGAAATGGGGTATAAGAAGAGCAAAATTTAAACAAAATCAAATAGAAAGATTAAATAAAAAGATTAAAAAATATGAGTTAAAATCTGCTAAATTTTATAAAAAATCAGAAAAGGCACATTCTGAATTAGATTTAGAAGAAGCTAATAAATCTGCAAAGAAAGTAGCAAAATATAATAAAAAAGCAGCTAAAATGGAATATAAGTCAACTCAACAAGATGATGATCTTTCTAGAGATTTTTATAAAAAATTATCAGAAAGATACAAATTAAAATCTTTTAAACATCAAATGAGAGCAAATATGATATCCAAAACCAAAGGATATGGTAGTAAAGCTATGAAATATTCTATAAAATCAGATAAAGCAAAAATAAAAGCTCAAAGAGGTAGAAAATACATAGCAAATAATATTTATTATATTAATAAAACAAAAAGAAAAATTAATAATTTATCTTCTGAAGATAGAAGTAAATTAAAGGAACAAATAGATTCTTTTTTAAAAAATAAATAAGAAAGGAGTAATTAATTATGGAATTAACTTTAGGTTCCAGATTAAGAAATGCGTGGAATATATTCCGAAATAAAACTCCTACAATGTCATATGATTACTCAGGGTCTTATTATAGACCAGATAGATTAAGATTATCTGGAGGTAATGAAAGAACTATTGTTACATCAGTATTTAATAGAATAGCATTAGATGTAGCAGCATTAAATGTTAGAGAATGTCAAATGGATGAAAACGATAGATTAGTAAATTATGTTGATACTGATTTGAATAGATGTTTAACAGTAGAAGCAAATATTGACCAAACATCTAGAGCATTTTTACAAGATATTGTTATGTCTATGTTTGATGAAGGATGCATAGCAGTAGTTCCAGTAGATACAACCAATAATCCAGTTAAAGGATCATTTGATATATTAACAATGAGAGTTGGAAAAATAACGCAATGGTATCCAACTAAAGTTCAAGTTAATTTATATAATGATAGAACAGGTAATAAAGAAGATATTATAGTTAATAAAAAAGATATAGCAATAATTGAAAATCCATTATACGCTGTAATGAATGAACCAAATTCAACATTACAGAGATTAATGAGAAAATTAGTATTGTTAGATTCTGTTGATGAACAAACAAGTTCTGGAAAACTAGATTTAATTATTCAATTACCTTATACTATCAGATCAGAGTTAAGAAAAGAACAAGCAGAAAAGCGAAGAAAAGATATAGAGAATCAATTAACTGGTTCTAGATATGGAATTGCTTATGCCGATAGTACTGAGAAAATTACTCAGTTAAATAGACCATTGGAGAACAATTTAATGGCGCAAGTTGAATACTTAACGAGTATGCTATATAGCCAGTTAGGTATAACTCAAGCAATATTAGATGGTACTGCTGATGAACAAACTATGTTAAATTATTATTCTCGTACTATTGAACCTATCATTTCGACTATAACAGAAGAAATGACTAGAAAATTTTTATCAAAGACTGCTATTACTCAACGTAAGAAAATTACTTATTTCAGAGATCCATTCAAACTAGTACCACTTGCTAATATCGCAGATATTGCAGATAAGTTTACTAGAAATGAGATCTTAACATCAAATGAAATAAGACAAATTGTAGGTATTAAGCCTTCTGATGACCCTAAGGCTAATATGTTACAGAATAGTAATATTAAGCAGCCTTCTAGTGATGAATCTAGATATGAATATCCTGACGAATCACAACCTGAGTATTCTGCACCAGAAGAATACACAGACCAATAATTTTTAAGAAAGGAGTAATCAAAATGGAGTATGATTTTAGCGGTTGGGCTACTAGAAATGATATCCAATGTTCTGATGGTCGTACTATAAGAAAAGATGCCTTTAAACAAAATAATGGTCAAGAAGTTCCATTAGTATGGAATCACCGTCATGATGATCCTAGTGAAGTTTTGGGTCATGCTTTATTAGAGAACCGAGAAGATGGTGTTTACGCTTATTGTAAATTCAACAATACCGAATCTGGAAATGTAGCTAAAGAATTAGTTCGTAATGGCGATGTAAATCAATTATCTATTTATGCTAATAAACTAAAGACTTCTATGAATAATGTTATTCATGGTTGCATAAGAGAAGTAAGTTTAGTATTAGCAGGAGCTAATCCTGGCGCATATATAGATTCAGTTGTTATCCATAGTGATGATGGTACAGAAGAGGAAGAGGCTATTATTTACACAGAAGAACATATTGATGTTAAAGATGAAGAAGAAAATACTACTTCTCAAGAACAATCTACAGAAAAACATGAAGATAATACAGAAAATGTAGATAATTCAGATAAAGATAATAAAGATGAAGTAGTCGAACACGCAGATAATGATAAAAAGGAGGAAAAAATGGACGAAAAAGAAGTTAAAGATGATGTAAAGAAAGAAGAGACAGTTAATAAAGAAGAAACTGTTGAAGATGTATTTAATACATTATCTGATAAACAAAAAGATGCTGTTTATGCAATAGTTGGACAAGCTATTGAAGATGCAAAAAACGAAGAAGATGATAAAGAAGATGGAGGAGAAGACATGAAACACAATGTATTTGAAAACGACAAAGATAACGATAATGAAGTATTACAACACTCAGAAATTTTAGGAGATGCTATAAAAGATATGAAGAGATATGGATCTCTAAAAGAGAGTGTTATCGAACATGCCGCTATTAATAATATCACAGATATCGGTAAATTATTCCCAGATGCTACAGCATTAAATAAAGAACCTATAATGATTGAAAAAGATCAATCTTGGGTAGGAAAAGTAATGAGTGCTGTTAAACACACACCATTCTCAAGAGTTAAAGTAACTATGGGAAAAATGACAGAACCACAAGCAAGAGCTAAAGGTTATATCAAGGGAAATAAGAAAACAAATATTCAAATGGCTGCATTAAATAGAGTTGTAACACCAACAACTGTATATATCAAGAATGAAATTGATAGAGATGATGTTGTAGATATTACAGACTTTGACGTAGTTGCATGGCAAAAGAGAGAAATGAGAAAAGAATTAGATAAGGAACTAGCATTAGCTGCAATTTTAGGTGATGGTAGAGATGTATCTGATAATGATAAAATTAATGAAGCAAATATTATTCCAATTGTAAAAGACGTTGACACATTCACAATTAAATATACTATTACAGAAGGAAGAGATTACAAACAAACAGGTAACAGCCAATCAGACAATGACAGTTTCACAAAAGGTATTGTAAGAGCTGCTATAAGATCTAGAAAAGATTACAAAGGATCAGGAAAACCAACATTCTTCACAACAGAAGATTACTTAACAGATCTATTATTAATCGAAGATCAAAATGGAAGAGCTATTTATGAATCTGTAGATAAATTAGCTACAGCATTAAGAGTTAGTGAAATCGTTACAATTCCAGAAATGGAACAAGAAGCATACCAAGATATCGTTGGTGTAATTGTAAACATGGCTGACTATACAATGGGTGCTGATAAAGGTGGATCAGTTAATATGTTCGATGATTTCGATATCGATTACAACCAAATGAAATATTTAATGGAAACAAGATGTTCAGGAGCATTAACTGTTCCATATTCAGCAATTGTATTAAAGAAAGCATCAGGAAATAATTCACAAGAAAGCAATACACCAGCTGAAGGCTAATAAATAAAAAATAGGAGGAAAATTATTATGGCAAAATTTTCTGGAAAAATAGGTTTCTTTGAAACAATACAAACAGAACCTGGAATATGGGAAGAACAAATTATTGAAAAAACATATTATGGTGATATTACTAGAAATATTAGTAGATATCAACAAACAGAAAATATTAATGGTAATATAACTATTAATAATACTATAAGTATTGTAGCTGATCCATATGCCACTAATAATTTCCAATATATGATATACGTAATATTACACGGCGTTAAATGGCGTATAACTAGTGCTGAGGTTGAATATCCTAGAATAATATTGAGTTTAGGAGGTTTATACAACGAAAATGAAAAAGAATAGATTAACTTTGCAAACAGAATTAGAATTAATATTAAATTCAAAACATGTATATTATCAACCTCCTGAAAATCTAAAAATAGAATATCCAGCGATAATATATTCAGTAAACGATTATATTAACATTAACGCCGATAATATTAAATATCACAATAGAACACAGTATCAAATAACGGTTATAGATAAAAAACCAGATAATGCGGCTATAAAAAAGATATTAGAAATGCCTTTATCTTCTTTTGACCGTCATTATACTTATAATAATTTAAATCATGATGTAATAACATTATATTATTAAGGAGGAAGAATATGGAATTAGTTTGGGACAAACAAGGTGAAAAATTTTACGAGACAGGTGTCAGCAAAGGTGTTTTATATCCTTTTAATACAACAACAAAGAAATATGGTAATGGTGTTGTATGGAATGGTTTAACACAAGTATCTGAAAATCCTTCAGGTGCAGAAGCAACAGCATTATATGCTGACAATATTAAATACTTAAACTTACAATCAGCAGAAGAATTTGGAGCTACAGTTGAAGCTTACACATATCCAGATGAATTTGCTGCTTGCAACGGTGAAGCAGATTTAGGAACAGGTGTTCAAGTTGGACAACAAAAGAGAAATCAATTTGCATTATGTTATCAAACAAAGATTGGTACAGATGAAGATGCTGAAGCAGGATACAAGATTCATATCGTTTATAATTGTTTAGCTGCTCCATCAGAGAAAGCATATGCTACAGTAAATGATAGCCCAGAAGCTATTACATTTAGCTGGGAAATTTCTACAACACCAGTAGAGTGCACAGGATTCAAACCAACAGCAACTTTAGTTATTGATTCAACAAAAGTTGATTCTGCTAAATTAACAACTATCAAAAACAGATTATATGGAACAGCAGAATCTGAACCAACATTATTATTACCAAATGATGTATTAGCTATTATTAATGGTAACTCAGAAAATCAAGAAGAAAATCCAGAAGGATAATAAATATTTATAATATTAAAAGGAGGGTCTAAATTAAAGACTCTCCTTTATTTTTAAATTAGAAAGGAGAATTAGTATGATTACTAAAACAATCAAATATACAGATTATAACGGAGTAGAAAGAGAAGAAAAATATTTATTTAACTTATCAAAAGCGGAATTAATGGAAATGGAATTAGGAACAACTGGTGGATTAGCTGAAACAATACAAAATATTATAGATGCACAAGATGTTCCAAAAATTCAAGAATTATTTAAAAAACTACTATTAAAATCATATGGTGTTAAGAGTGATGATGGTAAGAAATTCTTAAAAGTTGACAAAGATGGAACACCTTTATCAATTGAGTTTTCACAATCAGCAGCTTTTTCTGAGTTATATATGGAATTAGCAACTGATGCAGAAAAGGCTACTGAATTTGTTAAAGGAATTGTACCAGCAGATCTTGAAGCACAAAATAAAGCAGAAATGAAAAAATTTATAGAAAACAAATAAGAGGTATAAATTATGTTAAATATAACTATACCAAAAAAAGAGTTATATGATGAAAAAAATGAAGAATTTATTTATTTGCCAGAAAAGACAATATGTTTAGAACATTCTTTAGTATCTGTTTCAAAATGGGAATCAAAATGGAAGAAACCGTTTTTATCAAAGGAACGAAAAACAACAGAAGAGACTATTGATTATATTAAATGTATGACTATAACACAAAATGTAGATGACATGTTTTATAATTGTTTAACTACTGATAATATAAAAGAAATTAATGCATATATAGATGATAGCATGACAGCAACTACATTTTATGATGTAAGAAAAAATACAGGTCGACAAGAAAATATAACATCAGAGTTAATATATTTTTGGATGATTTCACTAAACATACCTATGGAATGTCAAAAGTGGCATTTAAATAGATTACTTACTCTTATTAAAATATGTAATATAAAGAACGATTCAGGTAAAAAGATGAGTAGAAGTGAAATTAATAGTAGAAATGCTGCTTTAAATGCAGCAAGAAGGAAGAAATTAAACACTAGGGGGTAATATATGGGACATATTGTTTCAATTACTCATAAGGGCGACTTTACAGCCACTACTAAATTTTTAAATGCTGTGTCCGGTGGTAAATACATTAATGACTTATTAAATAAATATGGAAAGATGGGTGTTGATGCTTTAGCGGCAAATACACCAAAAGATACCGGTCTTACAGCAGCTTCATGGAGTTATAAAATAAATTATCCTAGTAAAGATGTTATAGAAATAGCATGGTATAACTCTAATTATGTATATGAAAATAATGAAGTTTCTGTTGCAGTATTGTTACAATACGGACATGGAACAAGAAATGGCGGATGGGTTGAAGGAATAGATTATATAAATCCTGCAATAAAACCTATCTTTGAAAAATTAGCCGATGATGCATGGAAGGAGGTCATTAAATAATGAGTAAAACAATTGATGAAAAAGTTGTTCAGATGAAATTTGATAATCGCCAGTTCGAACAAGGCGTAAGTCAAACTATGTCTACTCTAGATAAATTAAAACAAAGACTCCATTTAACCGGTGCATCAAAAGGATTAGATGATGTACAAAAAAGTGCAAAAAGTTTAAACAATAATATGTCATTTGATAAAGCTGAAAAGAGTTTATCATCTTTAGAAAAGAGATTTTCTACTTTAGGCGTTGCTGGAATGACTGTTATACAAAATTTAACAAATACTTTAATCGGATTCGCTAAAAAAGCATCTGATTATAGTATTGGTGGAATTATTTCAGGTGGTAAAAGTAGAGCAACAAAAATAGAAAATGCTCGTTTCCAAATGAAAGGTTTATTAAGAGATTTCGCTGATGCTGATAAAAGATTAAATGACATAATGGCTGATGTTAATTATGGTGTTGAATCTACAGCATACGGATTAGATGCAGCAGCTACAGTTGCAGCACAATTAGTTGCATCTGGTATACAAGCTGGCGACGGTATGAGAAAAGCCTTAAGAGGTATTTCTGGTGTTGCTGCTATGACAAATAGTTCATATGAGGAAATAGGTAGAATATATACTAAGATTGCTGGTAATGGACGTTTAATGGGCGAAGAATTACTACAACTTTCTTCAAGAGGTATGAATGCGGCAGCTGTATTAGCTAAATCTATGAATAAAACAGAAGCTGAAGTAAGAGATATGGTTTCAAAAGGTAAAATAAGTTTTGAAACATTCTCTAGAGCAATGGATGATGCTTTTGGCGAACATGCAAAAGATGCAAACAAAACATTAAATGGTGTTTTATCAAACATTAGAGCAGCATTATCTAAAATTGGTGCTGATTTCTTTGGACCAATAATTGCTGAAAATAGTCCATTAGTTTTATTACTTAATAGTGTAAGAGAGCGAATTAATGATATAAGAAAAAATTTATCTCCTATAACTAAAGAAGTAACAGATGGTATAAATGCAGCAATAACAAAATTTGATACATGGTTTAAAAAAGGTGAAAAATATAGATTTGGTTTTTCTCCAATTCAAAAACTTTTAAAACCATTAGAAAAAGCTCAGGGTGTATTAGAACCAATAACTGAAACTGCTGGACGTTTTTCTGACAAAATAAGAGAAATTGAAGGCAGAATAAATAGTACATTAGCTCCTATAAACAAAGTATCAGGAGCAATACAAAAAGTAACCGACTCTGTACATGATTATGAAAAGATCGTAGATCAAATTATTTATGGTACATGGGACAACGGTAGACCAAGATTAGAGAAATTAACTGAGGCTGGAATAAATTATTATAAAGCACAAAACATGGTTAATGAACGTTTAGGTGCACAATTTAGATACAGTCAAGACATAATAGATAAGCAAGATGAAATGTTAGGTCTTAATAAAAAGACAATAAAATCAACTGAAAAAGTTGATATGTCTGAAGAAGATTTATTAAGGACTATGCAACAACTAACTGACGAAGAATTAAAACAATACGGTTTAACAGATGATCAAGTTTCAGCATTTAGAGAATTAGATAAAGTTGCTAAAATGACTGGATTATCTATGTCATATTTACTAGATGTAATGAAAAATGGTAAATTTGATACTAGATTCTTAATATTTAATTCACTTAAAAATATAGGTTTAACTATAGTTACTATATTTAAATCTATAGGTCAAGCATTTGCTGAAGCATTTCAGATAAATGATACTGGATTATTTAGTATTATTGCAGCATTTCATAGATTTACAGAATTAGTAAAGAATTTTGTACAATCAAATGCACATGGATTAACTAATATATTTAAAGGTGTATTTTCTATATTACATTTAATAGTAACAATAGCATCTGGTGCATTTAAAGCAGTTATGCATGTTGTAAATACTCTATTAGACGCATTTGGAATGAATATTACAGATGCTTTAGGCTATATAGGGTTAATGGTTTATAATATAGAAAAATGGATAACAGCTGATAATGGATTAATAGGTGTTATAAAAGTATTACTTGATTGGTTAGCAATAGGTATCAAAACTATTATAGACTGGATTAGAAATAATGAGAAAATACAAAAGGTATTAAATGGTATTAAGAAAGCTTTTCATGGAATCGGACAAGGATTCAATGATTGGATAGCAGGTTTAAGGCAAACAGACAATATACCTAAATATATTTTTGAAGGTTTAATTAATGGTATAAAGGAATATGGACCAAAAGTTTGGGAAGCGATAAAAGGTGTTGCTTTAGGATTAGTAGATACTTTCAAGAATATGTTAGGTATTCATTCACCATCAAAGGTATTCTTTGCTATAGGTGGATTTATTATAGCAGGTTTAACAGCTGGTATAATGTCTGGTACATTTGATTTAAAAACAGCTGTTCAAGGAATAATAAAGAAATTTATTGACTTCTTCAAGGGTATTAATCTTGGAAATTTAATAGCTGGTGCTTTAGTTGGTGGCGGTATATTACTTACATCAAAAGCATTAAATATTGCAAATAATTTTGTAAATATGTTAAGCCAAATTGCCATTAGTGTATCTGGGGTATTGAACGGTTTACGTCAAATGTTTACAAATATAGGATTAGCGGCTAAATCATTTGGTCAAGCTGCAAAAATGCAAGCTATTTCTTCAATGATAAAAAGTATAGCATTATTAATAGCAGCCATTGTTGCATCTATTGCTGTATTAGGTAAATTAAAACCAAAAGAAATACAACAAGGTGGAGCAGCGATGGGTATAATTGCTGGTGCTATAGTAGGTATGGCATATGCATTATATAAAATGTCTGATAAATTATCTGCATTAAAATTACCTAATATTGGACAGATATTAGCATTAATATTAGGTATAGCATTAGCTATAAAATTAGTAGTAAATGCATTGAATAAAATTTCAAAAATAGATCCAGATAGATTATTAGGTTCAACTACAGCGTTAATTGCTATAATGGGTGGTTTAGGACTTTTAATAGTTGCTATAGCAAAAATATCAAATAAAGTAGTAGATCCAGGATCTCTTTCTAAAATATCAAAAATGATTTTAACTATAAGTGCATCTATGTGGATTATGGCTACAGCTTTAAAGAAAATGAACAAAGTAGAATGGTCATCAATAGGTAAAATGACTATTGCTATATTGGAATTAGTTGGTTTATTAACAGCTATTGGATTCATTAATAAATTTTCTGGAAATGGTTTAGAAAAATCAGCAGGAATAATATCTGCACTTGGTGGTTGTTTATTACTATTAGTAATAACGATGAAACTAGCTGGCGGATTAAAGAGTCAACATTTTACAAATGCATTAAGAGTAATAAGCGTATTTTCAATAATGATACTTGAATTAATGGGTATAAGTAGGTTATTCAAAAATACTGAAATGATGAAGGTATCTGGAAGTATATTACTTGTTGGTGTAACAATAGGCATATTAGCATTAGTTACTAAATTAGTTGGCGGAATTGAACCTGATGAATTAGCTAAAGGATTAATATTAATTGGTTCTTTAAGTGGATTAGTTATGGGATTGATAGCAGTATCAAAAACTGTAACAAAAAATAGAAAGAATTTACTAGGTTTGGGTACAACATTATTAGGTGTTGCTTTAGTAATAGGTGTAATGGCAGCTGCTGTATTTGTGTTTAGTAAAATAGATCCAGCAGGTTTAGCAAAAGGTGTTATAGCTATTGGATTCTTATCATTATTTACGATGGGATTATTAGCAGTAACAAAGAACTTTAAACCTGGTAATAATGCAATGAAAACATTAATAACACTTACTGTATTAATAGGCATTTTAGCAGCTATAGCTGTAGCATTATCATTTATAAGAGTATCTAAATTAGCGCCAGCGGTAATAGCATTAGATAGTATGTTAATATCATTAGCTGGTTTAGTATATACAGTTAGTAAATTAAAAGCTAATAAAGCAATTGTTAAAAATATGGCAATTATTACTTTAACAGTTGGTGCTTTAGCTGGAATAGTATTCTTATTAACCAATTTTACAGATACGAGTAAAGCAATGCAAGCATCTTTGGCTTTATCAGCATTAGTTATATCTGTTGGTGGTTTATTAGCAATAATAAGTAAACTAAAGGTTGATATAAAATCGTCTTGGAAAGGTTTAGTTGCATTAACAGCTATGGCTGCACCATTAATTGCATTTGTTGGTGTATTAAAAGTTATGGATATGGCAGACATACATAATGTAATGGAAAAAGTAATAGCTTTATCTATATTAACTACAGTGTTAACAGGATTAGTTATAGCATTAGGTGCAGTTGGTGTATTGACTGGTGGAACTTTCTTAGCTGGTGCTGTTGGCGGTATATTAGCATTAACAGCTATGGCTTTACCATTATTAACATTTATAGGTGTTCTTAAATTAATGGATATGGCTGATATGAAAAATTCTATGAAAAATGTATTAGCTTTAACCAAACTAATAGAAAAACTTACAGATTGTTTATTTAAAATATCTTTAGTTGCTCCATTAGCATTAGTAGCTGATGTAGCAATTTATGGAATGATAGGAGCAATTAGTGCAATAGCATTATTAGCTACAGCTATTGGTGGAATAACGAAAGCAATACCTGATTTACAAACATTTTTAGATGTTGGTTTAACAGTATTAGCTAAAATAGCAGAAGGTATAGGTACTATATTTGGAAGTGTAATCAAAGGATTTATTGGAAAAATATCGGAAGTTTTACCTTTATTAGGAACACAATTATCTGCTTTTGCAACAAATGCTGAACCATTCTTTGATATGATGACAAAAATTAATGGTGAAAAGATATTAGATGGTGTAGGTAAATTATCATTAGCTATACTTGCATTGTCTGGTGCACAAATAATATCTGGAATATCAAAATTCTTAGGATTCGGAACTACATTTGGTAGCATGGGTAAACAATTAAAAGAATTTGGCGATAATATAATGCCATTCTTAGAGTCAATGACAAAAATACCATCTAATGCAACTGAAGGTATTAGACGATTAGCCGAATCTGTAGGAATATTAACAAGTTCTAATTTTATAGATAGTTTAACAAAGAAATTATTTGGACAAGATAAAAATATTTCTAGATTTGGTTCAGATTTTAAATCTTTAGGTGAAGGTATAAAAGGATTCAGTGATGCATTAGGTGACAGTTTAAATTTAGATAGAGTCAAAACTGGTGCTGAAGCAGTTAAAATATTATCTGAAGCATCTAAAGAATTACCTACTGATGGTGGTATTGGTAAAATATTCTCTGGATGGGAAAACATATCTTCTTATAAAGATAAATTCCCAGATTTAGCGGAAGGTATTAAAGGATTTGCTGATAAATTAAATGAAGGTGGAAACTTCGACAGTAGTAAAGTAAAAGATGGAGCTATGGCAGTAAAAGATTTATCTGAAGCTGCAAAAAATTTACCTACTGAAGGTGGTATTGGTAAATTATTTTCAGGTTGGACTGACATATCTGATTTTAAAACTAAATTCCCAGATTTAGCAGAAGGTATTAAAGGATTTGCTGATAAATTAAGTGAAGGTAAAGAATTTGATGGTGAAAAGGCTAAAGCTGGAGCGGAAGCTGTTAAATCAGTAGCAGAGGCTATTAAAAATATAGGACCTACTGATTTTAAAGGTTTTGGTGTAGATGCTACATTAGACTTAACAAATTTAAAAAATAATTTACCATTATTAGGTGAAGGTATGGCTAACCTTGTATCAAAAATAAAAGATTTAGATCAGAATCATATACAAAATGCTACTAACATGTTATGGTCTATAGCCGATTTAGCTAAAGGTGGTGGATTTGCTGATAATGGTAAAAAGTTAGAAGAATTTGGTGCATGCTTCCAATCATTTATCAATAAAATGACAGAAGCATTTACCACATTATCTGGATTAGGAAAAGATACAATAAATAGTGAAGTAGATAAAATAAGATCTTTTGGAAATATTGCTAAAGATATAGTTGCAATAGATAAATCTAAATTAGAACAATTTGGAGAATCATTTAAAAATCTTGGTTCAACTGGAGTTGAAGGATTTAAGAATTCTATTGCTAGTGATGAAGCTAAAAATAAAGGTAAAGAAGCAGTAACATCGTTTATTGATTCTGTTAGAAATGCTATAGATGATAATCAAATAGATTCTGTCAAAGATAAATTTGATGAATTAGGTGACGAAGCATATAATGGATTAAATGAAAACGACGGAGATTGGCGATATAATTCATTCTATAATTTAGGTAAAAACTTTGTTGAAGGTTTTGCAAAAGGTATAATCGATAATAAAGAATTGGTTACTGACCCAGCTACTGAAATAGGTAAATATGCTTTAGAAAAAGCTAAAAAAGCTATCGATTCTAATTCACCATCTAAAGAAACAATGAAGATAGGTAATTATTTTACTGAAGGATTCGCTATTGGAATTGGTCAATATGCATCTGAAGTTGGTGAAGCTGCATCTAATATGGGTAAATATGCATCTGAAGGATTACAAAATGCTATTTCAAAAGTATATGATGTAATGAATTTAGATGGAGATATGCAACCAACTATTAGACCAGTATTAGATTTATCAGATGTAGAATCTGGTGTAGGAACTTTAAGTTCAATGCTTGATATAGACAAAGATATGAGTTTAAATGCAAGTTTAAATTCAATCTCAACAAGTATTAATAGAAGACTTCAAAATAGAGGTAATGATGATGTTATTTCAGCTATTAAGGATTTGTCAAATTCTATTAGCGGAAATACAGGTAACGTATATAATGTAAATGGAGTATCATACAGTGATAGTGATACAGAAGTAACAAATGCTATTAGAACATTAGTAAATGCTGCTGTAGTAGAAAGGAGAACATAATGGGTTTAGAAAATAATAAATGGCGTGTTCAGAGAGGTGATTGTCTTTGGAACATAGCAAAAACTGTTTATGGTAATCCTTATAGATGGACAGAGATAGCAGATGCTAATGGTGTATCAAGATCTACTGCATTGATTTATCCTGGGCAATTATTTACATTGCCTGGGATAACTCCTGGTTCTCAAGCAACTGCTGCTAATCCAGCACCTAAACCAGCTAAAAGAAAAGTTAGTTTAGATTGGTTTACATTAGTTGCTGGAACTCAAAGAGATTTTGATGCATTCTGGTCTTGGCAAGGATCTCCTAATAAATATTGGGTAAGATGGGAAGCATGGTTAGATAGATCTCATAAGATTATAGTATCTGATGAATCATCTTATGATGCTTCTAACATCATACCTAATTCACATCAATCATTTGAAGAAAGACATATTGGATGTCGTTTATCTGTAAGACCGGTAAAAAATGAAAATGATGGTAATATAGATAATCAAGCTAATTTCCAAGATAATACAGAATGGATGGTTAGGGATTATTGGTTTGCTGATAATCCACCAGATATGCCACCAAATCCTGATATGAGTATTGATGAACATAATAAAATGATTGTAACATTAAATAATATTAGTTCTACAATAAACGCTAATCAAATAGAAATAGCGATTTATAAAAATGATACTACAAAGTATAAAACCGTTACAGTTAAAATTAATACTGAAACATGGTTTGCTAAGTATGAAGGGGTTGTTGATCCAGGTAATTCTTATAAAGTTAGAGCTAGAGCAAAAAGAGGAAATATATATGGTGGTTGGACAGAATTCTCTAATTTTGACATGTCTGTTCCAAATGCACCAAAAGAAATTACTCAATTATATGCTAAATCAATTATGGACCGACAAGAAACAACATATAATGTTTATATTGCATGGTCTGCAGAATCAACAGCTAACAAATATGTTATAGAATATACAACAAATCCTGAATATTTTGACACATCTGGAAATGTTACAAGAATAGAAACTAATGATAATACTCCAAATTACTTAATAACTGGTGTTGAACCAGGTCATGCATATTATTTTAGAGTAGCATCATTAAATGGAAAAGGACAATCTGCTACACCAGCAAATACAAAAGGCTGGACTCAAATTAAGTCTTTACAATTTGGAACAAAACCTGCTCAACCTACAACATGGAGTAATACTATTTCAAATATTGTTGGTGAAGATTTAAATCTTTATTGGACTCATAATGCTACTGATGGTTCTAGGGAGACATATGCTAGAATTACTTTTAGTATAAAAACATCTCCTTCTGCACAAGCTATTCCAAAAACAAAGGTCATACAAAATACAAAACCAGCAGAAGATATGAGTAATACATTTGTATATACAATCAACGCAACAGACCCAGAATGGTCTATGTTACAACAAGGTGCTAGCATAGAATGGTCTGTTCAAACAGCTGGTATCTCATCATCTTATTCTGATCCATCGGTTGTTAGAAAGATCAATGTTTATGCACAACCAACTGTGTCTTTAGATATAACAAATGATAGAGGAGAATCTATTTCAGAAATTAATGGATTTCCATTCTATCTAAATATATCAGCTACACCACTATCGCAAATACCAATAAGTTATTTTATAGAAGTAATATCTAATGATAGTTATGAAACTGTAGATAATGTTGGTAATGTTACACAAATTAATGCTGGTGATGCTGTTTATAGAAAATATTTTGATCCAAGACAAAATGCTTGGGAGTTTATTGCAGAAATGACACCGGGTGTTATAGACATTCAAAATGGAGTTAATTATACAGTAAATGTAACTGTTTCTATGGATTCAGGTTTAACAGCAAATACATCTGAAAGTTATAATGTATATATCAATGATATGTACTATGATGTGGATGCAGATGTTGTTATAAATTATGATACATTAGAAGCATCAATTCATCCTTATTGTTACGAAAATGTAACAGAGGGAGGAGAAACTATTAGACAATTAACACCTAATTGTACTCTTGCTGTTTATAGAAGAGAATATGACGGTAGATTAGTTGAAATAGAAACTGATATAAGTAATGAGGAAGATTTATATGTTGTAGACCCTCATCCATCTTTAGATTATGCAAGATATAGAATTGTAGCTAGAACTAGTGATACTGGTGCTATTAGCTATAATGATATAGATGCTGTTAAAGTTGGAGAAGTTGCAGCTGTCATTCAATGGGGCGAAAAGTGGATACCATTTAAGACAGAAGAAAACGATGAGGAATATGTTGAACCAGCATGGTCTGGCTCTATGTTAAAGATTCCTTACAATATAGATATATCAGTTAGTAATGATATAGATGTTTCATTAGTTGAATATACTGGAAGATCTCATCCAGTTAGTTACTATGGTACTCAATTAGGTGAGAAGTTTACATGGAATATGCAAATTCCAGCAGAAGATGTTGAAACATTATATGCAATAAGACGATTAGCTAACTGGACAGACAATGTTTATGTTAGAGATCCATCTGGAATTGGTTACTGGGCAACAATTTCAGTAAATTACAATAAGAATCACTTAGAAACAACAATACCAGTATCATTTAGCATAACAAGAGTAGAAGGAGGAGTATAATGATTAATTGGAATGAGTCTATGGCTCAAACATTTGAATATTATGAAGTTGATCCTAATACTTGGAAAGATGTTAAATTAATAGACAACATTAAATCATGCACAATAAAAAGAGATAGCGGAGCTGATACACTCGGCTCTGCTTCTATTAATATAGCAGATTTAATAGGTGAATGCTACATAAGAATTTATTTAATAGTCACACAAAATGGAGTAAAAGAAAGAGTATGCCTAGGTACATATCTAGTTCAAACACCTTCCTCAACTTTTGATGGAAAACTAAGAAATGTATCTATGGATGCTTATACTCCATTATTAGAATTAAAAGAAAAACCAGTTCCATTAGGTTATACATTATTAAAAGATGATAATATAATGGACGAAGCTTGCAGAATAGTAAGGGAGAATTGCAGAGCACCTGTAGTAGTTACAACTGCTGAAGATAAATTAAAAGACAACTTTGTTGCTAGTACAGATGATACATGGTTAACTTACATTATAGATCTTATTAAGCAAGCAAATTATCAATTTTATCTAGATGAACAAGGACAAATATTATTTGAACCAAGTAAAACTGCTGATGAATTATCTCCAGTTTATACATTTAATGACGATAATAGTTCAATACTATTTCCAGAGATAGATCTAACACATGATTTATATAATGTACCAAATGTTGTAGAAATCTATGCTCCAAATGGTACAGGAGTAAAATATTATAGAGCTGAAAATACAGATAATACTAGTCCTACATCTATCCAAAATAGAGGAAGAGAAATTATATATAGAGAAACTGAACCAGATCTTCCAGCCTATCCAACCGATGCTATGGTAGAAGAATATGCTAAGAATACTCTTAAAAGACTTTCTTTAGTACAATATTCTGTATCATATACACATGGTTACTGTCCTGTTAGAGTTGGAGATTGTGTAAGGTTAAACTATATAAAAGCAGGTTTAAATAACGTAAAAGCAAAGGTTGTTTCACAATCTATAAGATGTACAACTGGATGTGAAGTTAGTGAAACAGCAGTATTTACTAAAAAATTATGGGAGTAGAAAGGAGAACATAATGGCACTATCTCAAGATTTAATATCACAATTCGCTAAATTAACTACATTACAAAAAGATACAAACAAAACTGAGACAGTTAAAGGTACATATAGAAAAATTGGTGGAATAGAATATGTTCAAATAGATGGTTCAGAAATTTGGACTCCTGTAAACTCAACAGTTAGTGCTGATGCTGGAGATAAAGTTAAAGTAGAGATTAAAAATCATATTGCTACTATAACTGGTAATATATCAAATCCATCAGCAAGTAGTAAAGAAGTTGATACATTAGCAGATACAGTTGATGAACATGGTAATACTATTAAGCAAATGAATAACACAATTACTCAACAAGGTTCTACAATTACACAAATAGATTCTACTGTAAATCAAGTTCAATCTACAGTTAACGAATATAAAGCTATAGTTGATATACAAGAAACTGCAATACAAGCCCATGATTCTGCTATCAGAGCTAACACAGCTAATATAGCTATAAATTCAAGTGATATAAGATCACAAGGAGATAATATAAGTTCGTTAAATACAACTGTTCAAGCACAAAATACATCGATTAGAACAATCGGTGACACAGTTAATTCTCAAGGTAATGTAATTATTGCAATAAACAATGAAGTACAATTACATGGAAGTAGAATTAGCTCAGCAGAGGACAATATCAATTCTCAAGGAAATGATATAACTCTTTTAAATAACAATGTTACAGCACAAGGTAATACAATCAATGCTTTAAATAATCATGTTGAAGCTAACTCTTCAAATATTAGATTAAATAATTCGAGTATTCAAATCTTAAATTCAGGATTCAAAATAGAAGATGGAAGATTGACTGGTTTGAGTTCTGCAGTAATTGATGAATTAGAAACAGATCATTTAGATGCTCGATATGCTACATTCGAAGGATTAGATGCACAATATGCTCATATAGATTTTGCTAATATTAATTATGCAGCAGTAACAAAGATATTTACAGACTCAGGTATTATTGGAGACTTAATTGTAGATGATCAACATATTACAGGTAGATTAGTTGGTGTAACTATAGTTGGTGATTTAATTGAAGGTAATACAATTAAAGCTGATAAATTAGTAGTAAAAGGCGAAGACGGTTTATACTATAAATTAAATACAGATGGTCAATCAATTGAATCGGAGCAAACTTCTGAAAACTCATTAAACGGACAAGTTATAGCGGCTAATTCTATAACTGCTAGTAAAATAAGTGTTGAAGATTTAGTTGCTTTTGGAGCTACAATTGGTGGATTTCATATATCTGATAATTCTATATTTTCTGGTTCAAAAGCTTCAATAGATAACACAACACCTGGTGTATATATGGATAAAGATGGTCAAATGGCTATTGGTGACGAAGATAATCATATTAAATTTTACTATGATGAAGATACAGATAGACATAAATTAGAAATATCTGCTGATTCTATATTTATAGGTGATCAAAGTATTGCTCAAATGATTCGTAATCTAAATGATGATCAACAACAATTTGTATTAAGTGTAAAAGACAAAGGTGGTAGTAACCTTATACTTAATTCAGTTATGTTTGGAATAGATAAAGATACTGGAAATCCTTTAAATTGGGAATTAAGTGGTGCTGGTACAGTTACACCTCATCCTGATGAATATAGTACAACTAAAGGTTGCGCATCTGGAAATGTATTTACATTAAGTAATAAGACTGTAAAACAAAGAGTATTTGTTACTCCATGGGATGAAGAAAGCGAAAATAATGTAGCATATTCATTTTATTGTAAAGTATTCAAAGAAGAAACTGGTACTGGTTATGTTAAATTGTATAATGAAGAAGACGAATTTATATTAAATATTACAGGTGCTAAAGATTATGCCGAAATAAAAATAGAAGATATGCATCCTAGTATGAATTATTTAGATGTAGAATTTCATAGTGACGCTGATGCTCAAATAACATTTACTGATGTTATGTTGTCTGTAGGAAATATGATTACACAATGGACACAAGCAAATGGTGAGATTATGAATGCATATGTTGCCATAACTAACGACGGTATGACTGTAACATCTAAATCTAATGGACATGATTATACCAGTTTAACACCAGAAGGATTTGTAGGTTATGCATATGATTATGACCCAGATACAGAACAATATATTAACAAACACGAAGTATTTAAATTAGACGGAAATACTACTAAAGTAAATGACTTAGAAGTTAAAACTAAAATAACAATGAATCCAATTAAAATTATACCATCTGAAACTGGTAGTAAAAAAGGTTGGGCATTTGTAAAAACTGAATAGAAGGGAGAATAAGATATGGCAAGTGGCGGTTGGGAGTTTAGCACAGCCAGCGGAAAACTACAAGGTAAAATATCTTGGTCAAGTAGTTCTAATGGTTCTAGTGCTAACACTTCAAATATTACAGCAATATTATATGCTAGAAGAGTTGATGGATATACAACTACTGGACAATCTTGGAGTGGATATGTAAAAGTTCAAGGTAAAGATAATAGCAGCCAAACAAATATTTCTTTTGATCATTCTGTTTCAATTGGCGGATCATGGGTCGAAGTAGCTAGAACAACATTAAATAATGCTAAACATAATAGTGATGGTTCAGGTTCTGCTACAGTAAGTGGTAGTGTTACTGGTCCATCAGGAACAGGTTTATCAGGAATTACATCTAGCGGTAGTTCAGGTATTACTTTAGATAAAATTGCAAGATATACAAGTATTAAATCGTTTACAGTTTCAAAAAGAGACGAAACATCATTAACATTTAACTGGCAAACAGCAGATACTGTTGATTATGTATGGTATTCTAAAGACAATGGTTCAAATTGGACAGGAGTAGATGTAACAGATGGAACTAGCGGTTCATTCAATGTTACAGGTTTATCTGTTGGTGGTACATATAACTGTAAGATAAGAGTAAGAAGAAAAGACAGTCAATTAACTACTGATTCAGCTGTTGTATCAGCCAAAACTAATACAGCACCAACAACACAAATTACTTCATATACAGAAACAACAGCAAGTGTTAAATGGACTAGTGATGGTACCTCAAATCATATTTGGTATTCAGTAGATAATGGTAGTTGGGTTGATGCTGGAAATGTAAATGCTACTAGCGGTACATATACTATATCAGGATTATCTGTATATAAAGATCACAATATTAAAACCAGAGTAAGAAAAAGTAATACATCAAATACTTATGATTCTTCTACAGCATCTTTTAAAACATACAATTGGCCAAGTTGTACTTCAGCACCAGATTTTACAATAGGAAACAGTGTTAAATTAGATTTTTATAATCCATTAAATAGAACAATGTCTATTAGAATGTGGTCGCATGTTAGTCAAGGTTTTGTTACTGATACTATTAATATAACTGGAACAACTTATACGTTTACACCAAATGCAAACACATTATATGCAAGTATTCCAAACAATACATCAAGTACATATAATATTGATGTAACATATAGCGGTAATAAATACGTAAAAACTGGTGGAAAATATTCTATAAATGCAACTGCATCTAAACCAACATTTACTAATAATTTTGGATTAAAAGATACTACAGTGAATGATTTAACAACAGCTATAGGAAATAATCAGATATTAGTTCAAAATGTAAGTAATATAAATTTAACTATAGCAAGTGCTAATAAGATGGTTGCTAATAATAGCGCTACTCCTAGAGATTATAGCATATTATTTGGAAATTTAAATAAATCTGCTATAGCATACACAGCAAATGATTTAGATGTAAATGTAGGAGTAATAACAAGTACTGGTAATATATCAGCAACAGTTGTAGCATATGATAGTAGAGGTTCAAACACTCAAGCTACTAAATCATTTAATGTTATTCCATATAATGCACCTAGAATTGATATATCAGGTATTCAAAGATTAAATAATTATGAAACAGAAACACATGTTAAGATATCAGGTAAATTTGATAGAGTAACTGTAAATAGCGAAGATAAGAACTTAATTAAATTAGTAAGATTCAGATATAAAGAAAGTACATCACAAACTTGGGAATCTTGGACAGAAATGTCTATGCATACACAAGGTTCTGGTTCGTACGAAACAAATACAGTAACACTTCAATTGGATAATACAAAACAATTTAATTTTCAAATAGAGGTAACTGATAGAGCTAAAACTACGACAACTAACGCAATATTAAATGTTGGAGAACCATTAATGTTCTTACATACAAATGGTAATTTAGATGTTCAAAATGGGATAGATGTCGGAAAAACTGATGGAAGTGGAAATTATCATTTAAAAGGTGGTAGTGGAAGTTATCTTTATTGGAAAGAATATAATTATGGAGATAAATTTTCAATAAGTCCAACTTTTGGTGGCACTGATGATGATAATAAATTAAGAATTAGAGGTTCTGTTGGCGGACAAGGAACAGACCCAGATTTATATGATTTAATGTCCATTAGTGGTAAAAATGGAAACTTGTGGGTAAAAGGATATTTAAATTTAGCAAGAGACCACGCAATACAATTTGGTGGGGTAAACACATTAAGAGCAAATAGTTCAAATAACACAATATTAAGTGCTAATGGTGCACCAATATATTTTAGACCTAATGGAGACATGAGTGATAATGGTGCAGTAAATATTGCAACTAGTGGAACAATATCAGTTCCATCGACAACAAGTACACATCTAAATGGAGCAAAAGGTATAGGTGTTCTTATAAATGGAACTGCGGCAGGAAATACTTACAGTATGTTAGCAAGACAAAAAAGTACAAACGGCGTATTTAATTTAGGTGTATGGGGTGGAACGTACGAATTGTTTTACATAGCAGACAGTATAGTAAGTGCAGGAAGTAACTCGTACACTAAAAAATTAGACTTATTAAATGAGGCAGGAAATTCTAGTTTTCCAGGTAATATATCTTTTGCAAGAGGAAACGGAATTGATTTTGGCAGTGGTACTATGAAGGGAAATTCGCAATATGGTGACTTGCATATAAACAATACAGGCGGTTACACATATCTATCAGTCAATGGAACAAACATATTATCAGTAAGAAGTAATGGCTTATATGGTAAAAATGGCTACCCATATTATTGTAGTAAAGACTTATATAATAATTCGAGTGGAACAAATGGAAATATTACATTAAGCGAAACTGCTGCAAACTTCACATTTATAGACGTATTTTATATAGACAGTCATAGTAGAGTTCAATGTGCTAGGTCATATAGTCCTAATGGAAGGCAGATACTATTATATAGTTGTTCTCCATTTGCAAAGGCGAAAACAGTTATGGCAGATGTAGGGGCAAGAAAATTTAATGGTACTGCTTTTAATTTAGCAGACGACGAATATGGTACTTGGAACTCTTGGAATAATTCTTGGAACAGAAATAATAACATTAAAATATTAGAAGTAGTAGGTTGGAGAACAACGTAAAGGAGAGTAGCATGGCATTAAGTAAAGAAATAGAATTAGATAATGGTATAGTAACAAAATATCATAGAATAAATAGTATACAGCAAATGATAAACAAGCAAACAATAATTGAAGTAAATTCATATATAAGTAGAGAAAAAAGAGAAGAAGAAATACAAGCATACACAACAGCACAAGAAACAGGAAACTTTCCTGAAATGAATGTATTTATAGACGCAGACTTTATAACAAAAGAATATGAAGACAGCGAAAGCATAGAAGATGCTTACAAATATCTAAAAACACTAGATAAATTCAAAGGAGCGAAGGATTGTTAATGACAGAACAAGAGTTAGAAGTTTTGACTAATAATTTTATAGACAAAAAGAAAGAGGCATAATATGGTTGAAATAATAGTAGCATTGATAACGTTAGCAGGAGTTGGTCTAACCACATTTGCGAACGTTATGGTTAATAAACAAAATGTAAAAAAGACAGATTTAATAAATGCAATAAATAAGGTGCAACTAGATAATTGTAAAAATTATTTAGTACAACAAATTTCAGCAGCCGATAGACGTGAATTATCTAATGCTGAAAAAGAACGTTATTGGGAAAACTATGACACTTATATCAAATTAGGAGGAAATTCTTATATACATAGTGAAACCGAAAGATTAAAAAAAGAAGGAAAACTATAATAAAAAGGAGAATTCAAAATGAAATTACAATTGAATGATAAAGTATATAATGTACTAAAATGGATAACAATTATGTTCCTTCCAGCACTTGGTACTTTATATTTTACATTAAGTAAGATATGGGGACTACCTTATGGTGGAGAAATAACTGGAACAATAGCTGCTATTGAAACTTTCTTAGGTGCAATCCTAGGAATTTCTACATATCAATATAATAAAAGTAAAAAAATAGAAGAAGCCGAAAATGGTGAAAAATAGGCTATTTTTGAGACATAAAAGTATATTACTTAAAAATAAAAACGCCTTAAAATCGATTCTCGTGCGTCGATTTTTTAGCAGAAAGGAGGAAAAATGGGTAAAAGAGAAGAATTGGTAGAAATAGCATTATCTCAAAAGGGTTATAGAGAAGGACCCAATAATGACACTAAATATGGTGCTTGGTATGGTCTAAATTATAATCCTTGGTGTGCGATGTTCGTATCTTGGTGTGCTGATCAGATAGGAATCTTAGATAAATTGATTCCAAAATTTGCTGGATGTACAACTGGATTTAGAAAGATGACTGATATGGGTATTACAACAAAAGAACACATAGTTCCAAAGAAAGGTGATTTAATTTTCTTTGATTGGGATAGAACAGGTGATTATGACCATGTCGGTATTGTAACAGATGCTAACGAAAGTTCAGTATGGACAGTAGAAGGAAATCATGATGACAGTGTAGATACTTATGTATATCCAATAAATGCAAGTTATATTGCTGGATATGCAAGACCTAAATACGAAGATGAACCTGCTCCAGATCCAAAACCACATTATGAATATAAAGATTATGTTTATAAATATCAAGTGGCTTGGAATAAAACATATGGAGCAAAATACAATCACTATCTTGAAGAAGATGGTTACTTTGGACCAGACACAGAATGGTCAAAAACAAAAGTATATCTAAAAAGAGGTATGAAAAACCAATTAGTTGGTTGGTGTCAAGATAGACTACATTATCATAAAGGATACTATATAGGTGAATATGGTCCAAATCATGATGGTGTAGACAACCACTATGGTGCTATGACAGCGTCTGTAGTTGGTCAATTTCAAAGAGACAACAATTTAGCAGCAGATGAAATCATAGGCTATGATACAGTTAGTATATTATTTTAAAATTAATATTATATAGAACAGATATTGACTATATTAATAAGTAATGTTTAATTATTCAAAATGGAAGTGAAATAATAGTTATTTTACTTATATGAAAAGGAGTGTAAAACATAATGTATAATTATTATAATCAAAATCCTTATTATAATATGCCACCAGTAATATATAATAATGGATTAAAAGGTAAAACAATCGATAATTTAGATGTAGTTAAAGGTGCTGACATCTTAATGGATGGAAGTATTTCATATTTTCCAATGGCAGATGGAAGTGCTATAGCTACTAAACAATTACAACAAGACGGAACAAGTAAAATTTTAATATATAGACCAAGCGAGGAGGAAAAACCCGAAAAATATATCACAGAAAAAGAATTCAAAGATCAAATAAGTGAATTTAATATTAACGATATCAAAGACATAAAAGAAGAATTAAAAAATCTTAAAAGACAGGTTCGTAATATTAAAGAAGATATAGAAGATAAGAAGGAGAATAGACATGAATAATATGGATATACTCAAGAATTATCTTATGAAGGGTTTTACACCACAAAATATTTTGCAAAGAATGAATATTAATAATCCTATATTTTCAAATTTAATTTCTATGGCACAAAATGGGGATGAAAAAGGCCTTGAAAATTTTGCTAGAAATATTATGAAAGAACGAGGAAAGGATTTCGATAAAGAATTTGCTCAATTTAAGAGCAATATGAGGTAGTTATAATTTGTTGCAACAATTATAAATAAATTATTTTTTTAAGGAGGAATTTAAAATGAATTATGGTGAAAATGGCGGTCTATCAGCAAGTGATGTAGCTTTAATCCAAGACAGAAACAACAACGGATGCTTTGGTGGCTTCGGAGGAGATGGTGCTTGGTGGATAGTATTATTCTTAATTTTCGCACTTGGAGGATGGAACAACAATGGAGGCTTCGGCGGAAACGGAGGTATGGGAATACCTTATATGTTAAATGCCGATACTCAAAGAGGTTTTGATCAAAGTGCTTTAACAAATGGAATTCAAAACTTAAACAATGCTATCAACAATGGTTTTAGCAATCAAGCAGTATCTCAATGTAATCAAACAACAGATATTTTAGGAGCAATCAACAACACTAGATTTGACACAACTAGTGCTATCACATCAACTGGTTATGCATTAAATAACACAATGATGCAAAACGAAATGAACAGACAACAATGTTGTTGTGATATCAAACAAGGAATCGGAGACTTAAAGTACACAGTAGCAACTGAAAACTGTGCAGACAGACAAGCTTTAAATGAAGGAGTTAGAGATATAATAGCATCTAATACGGCAAATACACAAGCTATTCTTGACAAATTATGTAAACAAGAACTTGATGCTAAGAACGATTTAATTGCTACATTAAGAAGTCAATTAAATATGGCTGACTTAAGAGCAAGTCAAACTGCACAAAATGCATTTATTTCACAAGGATTTGCTAATGAAGTAGATCAATTATATAATAGATTAAATAGTTGCCCAGTACCAACAACACCAGTATATGGCAGAACTCCAATCTTTACATGTAATGGAAATGGATATTATGGCGGATGCAATTGTGGAAATGCTTAATTAAATATTTTATAAGGAGGTAATTATGGAGTGTGTTAGAAATTGTAAATTATGTCCTAAATTTATATTAAGCCAAACAATTACATTTGATGGTACATCTTTAGTTATAAACCTACCACAAAATGCGTACGGAAATGGAGAAAAATATTGTATAGTTTTAGCACAAAGCATACCAGAAACAACTACTATTAATGCTCCAGTAGTATTTACTATTGGAACAGGAACTGTACAATATCCATTCGTAAATCAAGATTGTACACCAATCTACGCTAGTCAACTTAGAACTAGAACACTATATCCTACTAGAGTTAATACAGCAGTAGATAGTGGTGTATTTAAATACATTGGAAGAAATTGTCTACCAAGTAATTCAACAACTACTATTCAAAGCATTCCGGTTGAGCCAGTAACTACAACCGCGAACGGTTAGGAGTTGTAAATGGAAGAAGATAATAAAGAAGTAAAAAATGTAAATGATGAATTAAAAACGGCAGTAGAAAAATCTATGCAATCGTTTATTTCAACAGGAATACAAAAAGAAAATTTAGATACATTGTACAAATTAGTCGATATACACAAAGATTTATGTAATGAAGAATATTGGAAAGACAAAAGGAGGTTTATGAAAATGAGATATGGAAATTACAATGATTACGACGATTATGGAAGACAAGGTATAAGAGGAACTGGACCATACTCAAGATATAGAGGTTCTTATAACGGATATGACGATTATGGACATGAAATGTTAGAAGAAATAAAGAATAATTATGGCGAGTATAGAGAAAGTTCAGATTCATATAATCGTGGAAATTATAGAGCAGAACAAGATAAAATGCAAAGTTTAGAATATATGTTAAAAT